GGGTAGGGGCTAGGCACCCCTACCGCTTAGGTTAGATTCCAAGGCTAGAGAGCATCTTTTTCATCTTCTGCTCTTTCTGTTCCTGCGTCAACTTGGCTGATTCCTTGATCCGCTCTTGACGCTCCTGCTCCATCTTCTCCATCTCTGCCATGCGACGCTCTGCGGCACGGATGCGATTATGGTGGTGAACCGCCTTGGCCTGATTCATCGTGATGTCGCCGCAGCGAACGTGGATGGCGATCTGGTCGGCGTCCATCATCTTGATTGGCTTGATCTGGTTGCTCATGTCTGATCTCCGTCTGTCTCTGTTTCGTTAACGTTGAGTACATAGTATCAACGGCTCTGCCGGGTGTCAAGCACATAGCAAGAAAAAGTTTTTATAGTAGAGGGTTGACAAGTAAGAATCTCTATGTTACCCTATTCTTTATCTACTGTTAGATACTAACAGTACTAACAGATATATATTACTATCTAACAATATATATATTACTATCTATCTAACATCTATCTAACAGCTATATCATCTCTTTGAGATGTTATATGTTCTGGCAACAGAACTTTGAGAGAAGAATCGGGTTAGGTTTGTTTTTGTATTTATCAACCTAACCCTAGACTATCTGCACCTGCAAACTTGGCAGCAGGTGTCTATACGATGCCTAGAAGCCTAGATTTGTCCTTGGTAACAAGCACCAGGGCGAAGTGGGGGTGTTGTCTAGGTGGCAAATAGGGCTAGAAGCCACACAGAGGTCGCACATTGGACGATTGGGGGTAAAGATGGGTCAACATACCGCTTAGGCTGGCAGAGAGGCTCAGAGAGGCTCTTTGTTGGTTGCTCGGTGCAGGAACATAGGCAAGATCAAAAGTGTCTAATAAAGTGAATGTTAAAAAAATCCCGAATGGGGGTTGACAAACAGATTTTTATCCCTTATACTTATAGTAAGGAGATGAGAAAAGGACTTCCTCTCCTTCCAAACAAACTAATAAGCCTAGGGGGCTTGATAAGATGGCTGCTGGCCGACCGACAAAGTATAACGATAAGATGCCCAGCGCTGTGTATGATTCACTGGCAGCGGGTAAAAGTGTTACGCAGTTTGCAGCTAGTGTTGGCGTTCATCGGGACACAGTGTATGAATGGGCTAACAAGCACCCGCAATTCTCCGACGCTTTATCGCGAGGACAGGTTGCATCCCAGGCGCACTGGGAAGATCAGCTGCAAAGCATGATGTTTGATAGGAACGTCAATGCTCCGCTAGTCAAGCTGTATTTTGCTAATCGCTTCAACTGGCACGACAAGGCTGAAGTCGATAATAAGTCAAGCGATGGCAGCATGTCTGGTGTAGATCGAGTGCAGATTGAGGTAGTCGGGGCAGATGCTCCCGAGCAGGAGTAGTCTTGAATCTGAAGATTCGAGCGACTAAGCCACAAGCTGACTTTCTGACACTTGATAGGCGATACCGGCTTTTTTGTGCTGGCTATGGAGCAGGCAAATCAGAGGCGCTTGTTAACGCAGCACTGATTGACGCTTGTCAAAGCGCAGATGCACTGATTGCAACGTATGCTCCAACGTATGACCTAGTAAGGCTTATTACAGCACCGAGGATTGTAGAGCGGCTTAACGATCACGGGATCGAGCATCGCTGGAACAAGCAGGAGAACGTGATCTACACATCATCCCGTCATTGGGGTGATTTTATGCTTAGGACGCTCGATAACCCTGAGCGTATTGTGGGCTACGAATCGTACACAGCCCACGTTGATGAGCTTGATACGCTAAAGCAGGAACACGCAGCAGATGCCTGGAACAAGGTTATAGCGCGTAACCGGCAGCAGCCAAAGGGGATTAACAATCCCTTTAATCAGGCCAGCGCATACACAACCCCAGAGGGGTTCAAGTTTGCCCATTGGCGCTGGGTGCAGAACAAGACAGAAGAGTACGGCCTTGTACAGGCTCCTAGCTACAGCAATCCGTACTTGCCTCATGGATACATCGACAGCCTTAGAGAAAGCTATCCAGCAGCACTAGCTGACGCTTACATTGAAGGCAGATTTGTCAACCTGACTAGCGGTACAGTCTACTCGTCATTTGACCGAGGCCGCTGCCACAGCAACGAAAAGATCGAGGCAGGAGAAAGGCTGTATGTGGGTATGGACTTCAACGTCGGAAAGATGGCTGCTGTCATATATGTACGCAGAGGCGAGTCGCTCCACGCAGTCACAGAGATCGTTGACGCTTACGATACTCCGATGGTTATTGAGACGCTTAAATCGCGCTATCCAGATCATGCCATCTGTGTCTACCCAGACGCTTCGGGAACTAGCAGAAAAACAGTCAACGCCTCCCAGTCCGACATAGCCCTCTTGCAACAAGCGGGATTCTCAGTTCGGGCTAACAAGAAAAACCCTGCTGTCAAGGATCGCATCATCAGCGCGAACACAGGTTTTGAGCAGGGTTACATTTTCGTAAACAGCAAGGGGTGCCCAGAGTTCACCCGTTGCTTAGAACAACAGGCTTACGATAAGAACGGCGAGCCGGATAAGACATCAGGCCACGATCATCTTAACGATGCAGGGACTTATCCCATCGCCTACGAGATGCCAGTTAAAAAACCAGTCAGCGACGTATCTATAAAGTTCGCCATCTAGGATCAAGAAGAATATATGTCAGTAAAGACACTACATCCTGATTATCAGATTTTTTCTCCTAAGTGGCGATTGGTGCGTGATGCTGTGGAAGGCGAGAGCGCAATCAAGCGTGTGCCTCAGCGTTATCTGCCTGAGTTTATTCCTAACGACCCGCAGCGGTATGATCGCTATGTCAAGCGAGCCTACTTTCTGGGTGTGACAGGGCGCACTAAAGCAGCACTGGCGGGCATGGTCTTTCGTAAAGACCCGATGTACGAGATGCCTCCAGAGATGGAGGACATGCTGCTGTTTAACGCTGATGGTGCAGGCACTAGCCTGGAGCATATCGCCAAGGAGGCGCTAGGCGGCGTCATGGATACAGGCCGGCATGTTATTCTAGTCGATTATCCAACTATCGACGATAGCATTGATTTTGAAACAGAGCAGAACATCGGCGCACGGCCATTAATCCTCAGTTATCACGCTGAGTCTTTCATCAACTGGAAGTACGAAAAGATTAACGGTCGGCGTGTACTCACTTTGGCGGTGCTCGTTGAGTTGGTGCAGGATGAGACAAACACCAACGAGTTCGATCACGATGTTGTCAAGAACTACCGCGTTCTCCGGCTCAGAGATGGCGTGTATACGCAGCAAGTATACGATGATGGGGGGCAGGCCAAGACTGAAGAGTTTGTGCCTCGTATGGCGGGTGGTCAGCCATTTGACCACATTCCGCTGTATGTCATCGGTAGCGAGAACAATCTCCCGGATATTGACGACGCGCCACTCTACGATCTAGCAGTGCTTAACGTAGCACACTATAGAAACAACGCTGATCTAGAAGAGGCAGGTTTCATCTGCGGGCAGCCTACGCTGCATCTGAATATCGGGGACACTAATCCCGAAGTATTCGCAGAGCAGAACCCGAGCGGTGTCCAGCTTGGCAGCCGTAGCGGGATCATTACTCAGGGCGGCAGTGTGGAACTTGTGCAGCCTGAAGAGCGCAGTCTGCTTGTTCAGCTTAAAGAAGCGAAAGAAAAAGAGATGGTGGGCATCGGCGCTAGGATCATCCAGCGCAATGGCCCACAAGAGACAGCAGAGGCTGCACGGATCAACGCTAGTGCAGAGAGCAGTACGCTGGATCAGGTAGTCAATAATCTGTCATACGCGCTGACAGGCGCACTGATGGATGTTGCGCTGTTTATGGGCATCAGGCAGAACATTGAAGATATTGAGTATCAACTCAACACTGACTTCTTTGAGCAGAGCCTTGATGCACAGCAGCTTATGGCGCTTATTCAGCTAGGTGATACTGGCGTTATCTCCCGCTCGATTCAGCGCGATAGCATCCGCAGGGGTCGCATACACATCCCCGACGATATGGGGGATGAAGATATTGACGGTGAGAACGCTGACCAGAGCATTGTCTAGCCATGTCTGCCAATGACTTTCTAGCAGATGCAGCGACTAGGCGGCAGGTCATGGTTCAAAGGGCGAGCCGAGGAATCTCTAAAGAACTTGACGAAGTGCTTGAGCAGTTAAGGGCTGACATTAACAGCCGCATCGCTGATGTACCGACAGAGTTTCAGAGAAAGCGTCTAGGCACCGTACTAGCATCAGTTGAGTCAATCCTACAAGGTGGCAGAGAAAACATCTCACAGCGCCTTACAGAGCGTCTCAACGAGTTCACTGATGGTGAGATCGAGTTCCAGAAAGAGACGCTAGATCAAGTGCTGAATGTAGAGACTACTGTGCCACCGATTGAGAAGGTGCAGTCAGCAGTCACATCGACGCCTACAGAGCTTTTGATAGGCAATACAAAGCAGACTATGACTGTCAACCAGATGGTTGAGACTTTCAGCAAGAGCAACACAAAAGAGATCAAGAACCTGATCTCAACTGGCTTTATTGCTGGAGATACAACAGATCAGATTGCTGCCAGGGTCAGTCAGAAAGTCAGGGGCAGGACTCGGGCGCAGGCTCGGACAGTAGTGCAGACAGCAGTCAATCACGCTGCTGGTGTAGCGCGAAAAGAGTTCTCAGAAGAGAACAGCGACAAGATTGGCGGCGAAAAGTATCTTGCTACACTTGACGCTAGGACTACGCCAACTTGCTCAGGACTTGATGGCAATATCTACGAAGTCGGTGTAGGCCCAAAGCCTCCGCTCCATTACAACTGCCGCTCCTTGCGAGTAGCAGTGCCGCGAGAAGGGTCAGTGCTGTCAGGCATGGAAGGCAGCAGGCCAGCCGTAGGCGCAGATGGTGTAGAGCAGGTTACTAGCAATAAGACATTCAGCGGATGGCTCAGGGGCCAACCGGCTGACTTCAAGCGCGAGTTCTTCCGCAAGTACCGCGATGGCCAGGCTAAGTACGAATTGTTTGAGCAAGGCGGGCTAGACGCTAAAGCATTTATTGATGCAGATGGCGCAGAGATCAGCTTGCAAGAATTAAGAGAAAAGAATCCGTTGGCTTGGCAGAAAGCCCAGCCAGCAGACTAACCCGGCTTGAGGCCGGAAATCAACGATAAGCTAGGGGCTTATAACTATGGCAGACGAAAACGACAATCCTACTCCAGCAGAAGGCGCACCCACCGAGGGCGGCAAGACTTACACTCAGGAAG